AATAACCTGGTTTAATTGGGTCTGTATCTTGATGAATAACCGGATGCAAATGTTCTCCGGGTTTCCGAAATACCATTAAATAATCAGGTATTCCAACTCTTGACATTGCAGCATCTTTTTTTATTTGCTTGTGCAGTAATCCTAATGCCTTCGTTCTTGTCATCTCCGTTACCGGGTTTTTCCATAAAGTTACCCGGCTATGATAAATAAATCCTGCATCTGTAAAACATTTTAAAATCATGCCTGAGAAGTCACGCAATCCGATATAACCTTCTTTACCTTTTTGAATAGGCAAATCCATACAATGAACTGCAACATTGCGACCAGACCATAAAATGCGAAATATATCCTTAACTAAAAAGTTAAAAGCAAATAAAAACTCATTGTAATCTTTTGAATTACCCATATCTTCAAGTTCTGATGAATAAGTATAAAGTTCTGCAAAAGGGGGAGAGAATATTGAAAACCCTATACTTTCATCAGCAATATTCTTTATTGTTTGAACACTATCCCCTAAAAACAATTCAAAGTTTTTTGATTTTTCGGTTCTAACTTCGCGGATAATTTCAGTTTTTGATTCTGATTTTATATTTTTCATTACTGCTTTACTCATTGATTCTTGCATATGCTCAAATTGTTTTTGTTTAGTTCTAATTGATTGAATTACGTTTGTCATTGTATCGGTTGTGATCAAATAAATATTTACTGGATGTTCCTGACCAAATCTATATGAACGTCTGATACCCTGATATAAACCCTCAAATGAAAAGTCTAAGGATGCAAATATTTGATTATGGCAGTTTTGGTAATTCATACCCATTGCTGCTATTTTAGTTTTAGTAATCAATACCCTAAACTCATTATTTGCAAATCCTAATAGTTTTGACTTTTTAAATTCATTTGTATCAGATCCTTTAACCTCGATTGAATCAGGTATTAATTTTTTTAAATATTCGCCTTCCTCATTTTGCTTAATCCAAATAATAAAATTTTCAGTTGAATTATTTACAATCTCTGCAGCTTGTGAAAGTCGTTCAATCTTTGTTAATCTTAATTCGCTATTAAAGTTAGTTGCAGAAACTGCTACATCGTTAAATAGCTGACCATTCTCGCGATCATCAGTTTTTACTTTATGCTCAATTAATTTTAATTCAGGCAAAGCATAACCAGGCATTTTAAATCCTATATTATCGGGCTTTGATAACATAATAGCCCATTCAGATACCCATTCATAGAAACGCTCTTTTGCATGACCTTTCAATCTCCATTTAGCCGTATCGCCCCCATCATGAACAAAGTACATTGCTAACATTTCATTATAAGACATAATATTTAAAAACTCCGAATGATTGCCTAATTCCATAGGGTCGTTTGGTGATGGCGTTGCCGTACATGCTAATTTATAGCGAGTATTTGCAAACTGATCTATTATCAGTTTGCGGGTTGCACCATCAAAATTTTTAATAATTGAACTTTCATCAAGAACAATGCAATCAAATAATGAACAATCAATATTATTTAATTGCTCATAGTTTGCAATCTGCATAGTACTTACAGAATCATATTCAGCAAGTGAATATCCAAATCGTGAAGCCTCTTTAATGGTTTGCCCTACAACTGCCAAAGGTGCTAATAATAACGCCTTACATCCAGTCTTTTTAGTTACCTGATAAGCAAATTCAATTTGTTGAAATGTTTTTCCTAATCCGCAATCCTCAAAAAAAGCAAATTTACCTTTTCTTAAAGCGGTCTGTACACAATACGCCTGAAATGGAAATAGTTTTAAATTCAGTTCTGATATTTCAATATGAAATCCAGATTCATTAATTGTTCGTTTTTTCTTAGCTATAAACTCTTCGTATGTCATAAGTCATAATAATTTAAAATCGCCTCACAAATATCCTCAATCTTGTACTTCATCAATGACCTTTTTCTAAAAAAGTCCATCAATATTCGGTGGTGTTTGTGATTAAACATGGGATTGCAGTGTTAAAATTATCGGGTTATCTATTTTTTTATAAAACCAGTACTTAGTCATCCAATCAGCAACAGTTGCCATTGGTAAGTTAAGCAATCTGCCAGCTTCGGTCGGAGGCAAATTATTGCCAATGCAATACTCTAATGCTAAACCTATGGCTTTTTTTTCATGCCTATTGCCGTATCGTTTACCCCTGCCACCGATATTCAATGGCAGGGGCGATTGGTTAGAAGGGCAAATCATCATCTTTTGCGTTTGATTTCTGCGCTGGTGCAGCTTTACCACCTTCAGGCAGTTTAGCATTTCCGAAATATACCTTTTCATCAGCCGCATCTTTTTTGGAATTTAGCTGAAATGATAGGATGTTGCCGTACTGATCTGGCTCGTCATTCATCCAGACTGCAATATTCGCGTAAACTTTTCCGTTCTTTTCAGACTTGTTAAATGCGGAGTGTCCTGCTTTGAAAGCATCTCCGAGATCGGTCAAGCATATTGATCCATGCATTGGTTTGTTTGCCATTAGATTGAGTTTAAGATTGAGTTTAAAATATAAGTTGATTGTTCTATTTTCTTTTCGGCTTGTTCAATGTCAATGAACAAATTTGCACGTTCTAAACGAATACGTTTAAATTGATACTTGCCGGGATATTCTGGATGATAAGATACGAAATCGAACCACTCGCGCCCGGTAATTATCATGTAACCAATAATTTGCCAGTAGCACTCTTTATAATCCGCTTTTAGATCAGTTGTAAGCGAGTGTACCAAATGCGCAGTAATTGTATAGGGGCATTTAATTTCAATGCCGCCATCGTCATCTACCAAGCCATCAGGCGAACCGCCGAAGTTATCACCATGCGGAATGTAACCTGATTGCGTAACCTTAGTTTGAAAGACCTCCTCATAAATACCAATAGCGATAGGTTCATGCATCACGCCCCATTCTGTATACTTACTTGAAAAATCATCTTTAGCTGGTTTGCCGGTTAATTTCTCTGCAATGCACTCCATCACATAAGTAATTGCGCCATCAGATAGTTTACCGGCCTCCTTGTCGGCTTTTGCTTTTGGCTCAGTCATTAGTCTGTGCAGTTGACTACATGAGAAGCGGCCCATGCGCGATTCAATCCATTCTGGAGTGCGCTGGTTTTCGTTTTGTTGTCCAGTAATTATCATTTTTGCGCTGCTTTAATATCATCCATTGGTACATCCTTAGAGTACATTCCGTTAAACTCAACTTCAGATCCGCCATCGGTAAAGATTTTACCAAGTTTTGAAGCTGCATTTTTTAGGGCCAGACTTTCCGCAGCTGGTGCATTTTTCTGAATGGCATCTTGAATGATGTTTTCGATCTGCATCGGCGTAGATCCTGACTTTAACTGTATTGGCCAAGCACCTACACCATCCACGTTCCGGGTGCGTCCAGTAATCGGATTAATTACAGATAGCGTTCCAAATACTAAAACAGAATTAGCCATAATTTGAACATTTTTAATGCTCCAATCATAATCTTGAAAAATAGTGATTAGGCTGTTTTTTACCCGATCAATAGGCTGGTAGGTAATACCTTTGTGAACGGATAACCAGGATTGCGGCGGTGTGCTACTCAGCAATGTGTTTAAACTATCCATTTTTACGGATAGTCCCAAATCTTTGACTATTGCAGGAAGATTTGGTTTTTTGTTTTCTGTACTCATAAAAATAAAAATGCCTTATACCGGGTTTGGGCTGGAAGACCCGCCCCCGAAATAAGGCTCTTAAAATGTTTTTAATACCGCTTCCAGTCGGTTTATCTAAATTAAAAAAATATTATGTTACTTGCAAATAAAACTTTGTAAAAATTTCAACGAGAAAAAACAAAGCAAGTAACAACATCAAAAACATGATCGCCCAGAATGCACGATCATTTTTTTCTTTAGGATCTTCGTGAAAGTGCATCATCGTTAATCCGCCTCAATATTCCTAATTTCAATATTCTCAAATTTTTGCATAGCTATTGCCCGGTCAAGTTCATACTTTAGGAGGTTGTTTGATTGCTTAATTAAATTAGCCTGAGCCTTTGCTTCTTCAACTGATATTGCCTTTTGTTTTAAAAGCATCATCATATTAAAGGTGTGTTTTAACAACTCTTTCGAAGTAACTTTTCTAATTGTTTCCATGTGTTTAGTTTTTTAATTGTAAATTAATTTCTTTTAAAAGGTTGTCTATTGTTTTTACTATTACAATGTCATCAATGCTGTTAATAGAATTAGCTTGGTGCAATCTTCTTAAATCGTTTAATAGTAACTCATCCAAAGCCATTTTTTGTAAATATTCTTTAGCATCAATAAAAGCAATATTTCGTTCATATTGGGAAAATATTTCATCAAAAAAATCAGTCTTTGTTGTTATTGCATATTGCCTCCCAGCATTATCAGAATAAATATAGTTAACTTGTTTTGCACTTTTTTTCAATGGCAAGTTTAATTTTGCATGAATGCAAAAATCATTGTATGAATACTTTTCACGTTCCACTTCGTACAATGAAAAAATTTTGTTATCAGCAATAATTCGTTTTATTAAATCTTGCTTATAATCTAAGTGTCCAAAGTAATTTTCGCAATCATGATACCTAACTAAAACGTATTTATTTTTTATAAAAATCAATAGATAGCAGATACTTTTACATTCTCCATAATATGAATTTTTACATGAATTTGTATGCTGATCTAAATAAATGTCAATCATCTCAAAACCTCTTTACTTGAAATTTTACGAATGATCTTAGTCCACATTTGCATTTTAATAATTTCGTTTTGTATGTAAAAATGCCATTGATTATACTGGTCTGAGTGCAGTTCCCTGGTC